ACAAGTAGCGGACTCTATTCTCTTTTCATCCCTATGGAATGGAACTACGAAGGATTCATGGATACTTTTGGATTACCTGTATTCATTACACCGAAAAATAAAACGATCGGAAGAGACGGTGTTAGAATTACAATCGGAGTAATAGAGCATTGGGAAAATGAAGTAGATGGTTTAAAATCTGATCAAGACAGTTTAAATGAATATTATCGACAATTTCCAAGAACTGAAAAACATGCATTTAGAGACGAGACTAAACAAAGTTTATTTAATCTAACTAAAATATACGAACAAATAGACTATAACGAGGATTTTAATAATTCAGCTAACGTTACTAAAGGAAGTTTTATATGGCAAAACGGAGTTGCAGATACTAAAGTTGAATTTAGACCAAACAAAGATGGTAGGTTTCAAATATCTTGGATACCACCTAAAAGTTTACAAAACAATGTAATAGTAAAAGATGGACTTAAATACCCTGCAAACGATCATGTCGGAGCATTTGGTTGTGATTCTTATGATATTAGTGGTACTGTCGATGGCAAAGGGTCTAATGGATCACTACATGGATTAACTAAGTTTTCTATGGAAGATGCACCACCTAATCATTTCTTTTTGGAGTATATAGCTAGACCACAGACTGCTGAAATATTTTTTGAAGATGTTTTAATGGCATTGCATTTTTATGGTATGCCTATACTGGCTGAAAATAACAAACCAAGGTTGTTATATTATTTGAAACGTAGGGGTTATAGAAACTTTAGTATGAACAGACCTGACAAGGTATGGAACAAATTATCTGTAACTGAAAAAGAAATTGGTGGAATACCTAACTCAAGCGAGGATATTAAACAATCTCACGCTGCGGCTATTGAAGCTTATATAGAATCATACGTTGGTATGATTGGAGAAGTACAAGGTGATATGTATCATCAAAAGACATTAGAAGACTGGGCTCATTTTGATATAAACAATAGAACAAAACATGATGCCTCTATTAGTTCAGGTTTAGCCATCATGGCTTGCAATAGGAACAAGTATAAACCTGTTGCTGAAAGAACTGTAAAAAAAATAGACTTAGGATTTAAAAAATATAATAATGATGGATCACTATCAAAAATACTATAATAAATGATTTATACTAATTCACAAAGCTCATTTCCTGATCAGGTAGTACCTCAAGAAGAGAAAATGACACTAGACTACGGCTTAGCTGTTGGTAGAGCTATAGAAGGTGAGTGGTTTTCTAGTTCTGTAGGTGGCGCGAGGTATTCTAACAATTATAACATATTCCATAGAAGAAGACTTTACGCTAGAGGTGAACAGTCTATACAAAAGTATAAAGATGAATTATCAATAAATGGAGATTTATCTTATTTAAACTTAGACTGGACTCCAGTTCCTGTAATACCTAAGTTCGTAGATATAGTAGTCAATGGTATGTCTGAAAAAATATATGACATAAAGGCTTACGCTCAAGATCCTGCTTCTCAAAAGAAAAGAACTTCATACGCTGAGAAACTTCATAAAAACATAGTTACTAGAGATTTTATGAACGAAGTAAAACAACAAATGGGTATTGATATATCTGAAGTTGATTCTGGTGAAAACGTTCCACAAAATGAAGAAGAATTAGAAATACATTTACAATTAGACTATAAACAGTCTATAGAAATAGCTGAAGAAGAAGCTATAAACAATACTTTAGATAGAAATAAGTTTGAATTAGTTAAGAGAAGATACTATAAGGATTTAGTGGAATTAGGAATAGGTATTGTAAAAACATCTTGGAATCCTTCTAATGGTGTAACGGTTGAGTATGTGGATCCAGCTAACGTGGTTTATTCATATACTGAAGATCCTAATTTTGAAGACATATATTACGTTGGTGAAGTTAAAAATATATCTTTACCAGAGTTGAAAAAAGAATTTCCTAACATATCTGACGAGGAGCTACAACAAATTCAAAAGTTTCCAGGTAATACTAATTATAGAAGAAATTATAGAGGAAACAGGGACGATGATACTGTTCAAGTGTTGTACTTTGAATATAAAACTTACGCTGATCAAGTATTTAAAATAAAAAGAACTGCGTCAGGTTTAGAAAAAGCTTTAGAAAAACCTGATACTTTTATGCCTCCACCTAATGATGGCTTTGAAAGAGTTAGTAGATCTATAGAGGTTTTATACAAAAAAGCAAAAATATTAGGACATCCAATAATGTTAGACTGGAAGGTAGCTGAAAATATGACTAGACCTAAGTCTAATTTAACTAAGGTTAACATGAATTATATCTTGTGTGCTCCGGATATATACAAGGGAAGAATAACATCGTTAGTTGAAAGGATGATTTCTTTTGCCGACATGATACAGTTGACTTCTTTAAAACTTCAACAAGTATTGTCTCGTATCGTTCCAGATGGTGTTTACTTAGATGTTGACGGTTTAGCAGAAGTTGACTTAGGTAGTGGAACTAGCTATAATCCAAAAGAAGCTTTAAACATGTATTTTCAAACTGGTTCTATTGTTGGTAGATCAATGACTCAGGATGGAGATATGAATCCAGGTAAAATACCTATTCAAGAGCTTAACAGTAATAATGGTATGGCTAAGATACAAAGTCTTATTCAAACTTATCAATATTACTTACAAATGATAAGAGATGTAACTGGACTAAATGAAGCTAGAGATGGTAGTAATCCTGACAAAGACGCTTTATTAGGTTTACAGAAGTTGGCTGTGGCTCAATCAAATGTAGCAACTAGACACATATTAGACGCAGGTTTATATCTTTGTCTAAGAGCGTGCGAAAATATATCTCTGCGTATAGCAGACTCGCTAGAATTTGAACTTACTAATGAAGCTTTAGTAAATAGTATAAGCTTATATAATGTAGCTACTTTAGAGGAAATGAAAGAGTTACATTTGTATGACTTTGGTATATTTTTAGAATTAGAACCTGATGAAGAAGAAAAACAGGTGTTGGAGCAAAACATACAAATAGCCATGAAAGCTGGTCAAATAAATTTAGAAGATGCTATTGACATTAGACAAATAAATAATTTAAAACTAGCTAATCAATTACTTAAGTTAAAGCGTAAACAAAAAGCTAGAGAAGACCAAGCTCAACAACAAAAAATGATAAAAGCTCAAGCTGACGCTAATGCAGAGTCTGCTGAAAAAGCTGCAATGTATGAAGTTCAAAAACGTCAAGCTATAGCTGAAACTGAGTTACAAATAGAACAAGGTAAGTCTCAATTTAGAATACAGCAAATGCAAGTTGAACTTCAAAACGAACTTACTCAAATGGAACAGAAGTTTAAGTATGACATGCAGCTCAAACAAATGGATCTTAATGAAATAACTACTAGAGAGCAATTTATAGAGGATAGAAAAGATCAAAGAACAAAATTACAAGCAACGCAACAAAGTCAAATGATACAACAAAGACAAAGCGGTTTGTTACCTACGGATTTTAGTAGCCAACCAAATGGAGAACCATTAGCGGCTGAAATAAAATCTCAAGTGCCACAAGCACCTGAACAAAACATGGAGCCACCTATGGTTTAATCTCCACAGTAATTATATAATATCATATCATGGAAGAAAAAAAAGAAGAAGTAAAACAAGAAGGTGAATTTAAAGTAAAGAAAAAGCCTGGAAGACCTAAAAAGTTAACTAGTAATAAAAAAGAAACACCTAAGATAGAATTTAAAAAAGAAGAAGATGCCGTTCAAGAGTCAAAAACAGAGGAAACTTTGCTACAGCCTGATGAGAAGAAGGAAGAACAAAACGTGGGACTGCAAGAAGTGGGATCAACACACAAAGAAGAAAGTGTTACCAAAGAGATTAAAGAAGAAGTAACACCAATAGCTGAAATAACTGAAGATGAACAGAAAGAGGTAAAAGACACTGAGAAAAAGTTAGAAGAAGCTATTAGGGATGAAAAAGTATTAGGCAAGAAACTACCAGAAAATATTGAAAAGTTAGTTTCTTTTATGGAGGAAACAGGAGGCGACATAAATGACTATGTAAGACTAAACGCTGATTACTCTAATGTAGACGAAGATACTTTATTAAAAGAATATTATAAAAATACTAAACCACATTTAGATAGCTCTGAAATTGATTTTATTATGGAAGAGAATTTTAAAGTGGACGAAGACTACGACGAAGAGCGAGACCAGCGTCGTAAAAAACTCGCTAAAAAAGAAGAGGTTGCAAAAGCAAAAAACTTTCTTGAAGACTTAAAAACAAAATATTACGATGAAATCAAGTCGAGGCCTACCGTAAACAATGAAATGTCTAAAGCAAGTGAGTTTTTCAACCGATATAACAAAGAACAAGAAATAGCTAAAAAGCGACATGAGGATTTTAAGAATTCTACTAACAAAATGTTCTCTGAAGAATTCAAAGGTTTTGATTTTTCTGTTGGAGAAAAAAAGTTTAGATATTCTGTTAACAATCCAAGCGATGTTGCTGAAGCCCAATCTGATATTTCAAATGTAGTTAAGAAGTTCTTAAACGATAAAGGAGAAGTTATAGATGTTAAAGGTTATCATAAAGCTATGTACGCTGCTAGAAATGCTGATACTATTGCACAACACTTTTACGAGCAAGGCAAAGCTGATGCTGTTAAAGATGTAGTTGCTAAATCAAAAAATATAAATAAGGATGTTAGACAAACTAGTACTCCTGATGATATATATTTAAATGGGTTTAAAGTAAAAGCTGTTAGTGGTGTAAATAGTTCTAAACTAAAGATCAAAAAAAAATAAACTAAAAATTAAAAAAAATGGGATTTTTTGAAAGTGTTGGACCTGGTTTAATACCAACTCAACAACAAACTGCTTTATCTACAAATTACCTACAGTGGAACGATGCTGCTGGAGCTAATTTTGCTGATTTCGCACAACAATACCTACCTGAGCTGTATGAGCAAGAGGTAGAAAGATTCGGTAATAGAACATTATCTGGATTTTTAAGAATGGTAGGCGCAGAGATGCCTATGACATCTGATCAAGTAATTTGGTCTGAACAAAATAGACTACATATTGGTTACGAAGATGTTTCTGTAAACGTAGCTACAGGTGTATTTACTGTTAATATTCCAGCTGGTGGAAATGAAGTTGTAATCAGAGAGAATCAAACTTTTGTAGTTTATGATCCTGTAAGTGGTACAACTTTAAGAGGTTTAGTTACTTCAGCTCCAAACCCTGGTTCTCCAGGCGCTGTTACTTTTACCGCTGCTTGTTATAGTCAAGCTACTTTTGCTGGTTTAGCTAATAGTGGAAATAAACTATTTGTTTATGGTTCTGATTTTGCTAAAGGAACGGAAGGAATGAAAGGATCTGTAACTCCAGCTTTCACTCAGTTTTCTAATAGACCAATTATCATTAAAGATAAATACGAGGTTAATGGATCTGATACTGCTCAAATTGGTTGGGTTGAAGTTGCTACAGAAGACGGAACATCTGGGTTTTTATGGTATATGAAAGCTGAATCAGAAACTAGACTTAGATATGAAGATTACTTAGAAATGTCTATGGTTGAATCAGTTGAAGCTGTTGCTGGTGGTGGCGTTGCTACAATTGCTGGACCTACAGCTGGTAGAGGTACTCAAGGTATGTTTGATGCTATTAGAGACAGAGGTAATGTATACGCTCAATTCTCTGGTGCTGCTGCTCCTGGAGCTGGTGCATTAGGTGATTTTGATTCTATCTTACAAGAATTAGATTTACAAGGTGCTATTGAAGAAAACATGTTATTCCTAGATAGAGCTACTGCTTTAGATTTTGATGATATGATAGCTGCTCAAGCTGGTGGTGGATATAACAACACAAGCGCTGCTTCTTATGGTTTATTCGATAACGAAGCTGAAATGGCGTTAAACTTTGGTTTCTCTGGATTTAGAAGAGGTTCTTACGACTTCTATAAAACTGATTGGAAATATCTAAATGATGCTTCTACTAGAGGATTAGTTAACGATATTAAAGGTGTGTTAATTCCTGCTGGAACTTCAACAGTATATGATCAAATGTTAGGATCAAACATCAGACGTCCGTTCTTACACGTAAGATACAGAGCTTCTGAAACAGATGATAGAAGAATGAAATCATGGATTACTGGTTCAGTAGGTGGAGCTTATACTTCATCTCTTGATGCTATGGAAGTTCATTATCTTTCTGAAAGATGTCTATGTGTACAAGCTGCAAATAATTTCGTATTGTTCGTAGACTAATTTATTAACTTTAAAAAAATATAAATTATGGGAGCAATAAGAATAAATTTAGCAAATGGAAGCGACTACTTGTTAAGTATTAACCCTAACGCTGTTTACTCTGTTGATGGAGCTAGCACCACGGAAGTTGGTATAAAAGAATCGATAGGTGGTAATGAAGTTGTATACGCTATATCTTTTGTAGATGAAAATGATAAATGGGATGATTTTTTAAGTAATGGTATAGCTGTACTTGAGAAAGTAGCGCCTAATCCAGGATTCACAAGTTTTACTGGTTACATAACGCCTACTATCATTGATTCTATAGAAAGAGCAATGCAAGGAGACACGGTTGTAGACTTAGCTTTCGCCGTACCTTCTGTGGACAATAGCTCTATGCCGTTAT